TGTTACGCGGTGTGGTATATTGAAGAGTGATAGTATAAACACTATTGAAAATAGGAGTGATTAAAATGAGTTTCATGAACCTTAAAGCATTGTCTAATTCGATTGATTTTAACGTGAATAGTATTTATGATGTGCTTGTGTATTTCGTTGATATTGCGTCCGATTGCTTGATACAAACACGGTTTGTTGATTGCATTGACGTATACGGGCTTAGGGATGTACTTGACGATGGCGTGTTTCATGTTTCGGGTGCAGTTTGTTTAGGCTATCTTATTAATCGGTGATTGAGAAAAAAAGGAATTTGAGCATGTTTTGCAAGCGTAATAGTTGTGATTTTGTTAGGAGTTATAGGGTTCGTGGTGAACGTCGTACTAAGGCTGTCGGCGTGAGTACGAAGCCGTTTAAATGTGATTCGACTGTATCTGATTATGTGTTTGCGTGTTGTCGTGATATTGTTGATTTGATGCGGCGGGGATTGTGGAAGGGGTGAGATAAATGGCCTATTAGCTCAGTTGGTTAGAGCGGCATTCTTATAAAATGTGCGTGCCGGGTTCAATTCCCGGATAGGCCACGCGATTGTGCTATATTGGGTCATGACATGTCGTTTGATGTGTCATGACCTTTTATTTGTGGGGTGATTTGATGGATATTAGTTCGATTGTAACCGTTGTTGGAAGTGTTGGTTTTCCGATTGTCGCGTGTTGTGGTATGGCGTGGTTTATTGCCACGACGTTTAGTGATTTTAATGATTTGATGACTAAGAACAATGTTTTGACGGAAGAACTTATTGCATTGCTTAAGGATAACAAGGGGGATAGTGATGTCTCGAATATGGCGTAGCGCGTTAGCTTGTGTTTGTGCCTTAATGCTGACTGTTGTACCTTCGGCTAATGCGGATATGCGCGGCGTGGATGTGAGCAATTGGCAGTGTGATATTGACACGGGAGCGGTTGACGCTGATTTTGTTGTTGCGGGTGCCACATGGGGCATCGGCGGTTTCAATAATGTGTGTTTGATCAATGGCGTGAATCAGGCTGCGAACTATCAGCTTGGGCGCGCAACGAATAGTGGTAAGAGTATCGGTGTGTATCATTACGCGATGGGGCGTGACGCGAACGCGGAAGCTGACTTTTTCATAGATAATGTGCGCGGGTACGTCGGTAACGCGGTGCTTGTTTTGGACTGGGAATCTCAGGATAATCCGCAGTTTGGTAACGGCGCGTGGATTGAAACGTGGGTGCGGCATGTGCATGATCGCACACAGGTGTGGCCGATCGTCTATGTTCAGGCGTCCGCGTTGGGGCAGCTTACTTCGTTCGTGCGGGAACATTGTGGCGTGTGGGTTGCGCAATATGCGTCAATGGCTGTCACCGGGTATCAGGAGACGCCGTGGCTGTATGGTGCGTATGGTGAAGCCATGCGGCAGTACACGTCGAACGGGTATGTGTCGGGTTATGCCGGACGATTGGACTTGAATTATTTCCGTGGCGAACGGTGGCAGTGGGATGCATACGCGCATGGCGACGGTGCGAATGTGTCTGCGTCGGAAACGAACACCGGTGGCAATGTCGCGCAGTCTGCTTGCGTGGTGGTCACGTCGGGTGACACGTTGTCGGGCATCGCTGAGCGCACGGGCTTGTTGCCGTGGCAGTCGTGGCACGGGTACGCGTCGGGTAATCCGGCTGTGATTTATCCGGGTGAAACCGTGTGTTATGGCGGTGCTGTGGCTGCGCGATCGAATGTAGCGCGCACGCATACGGTTGCGTCCGGTGAGTCTTTGTGGTTGATTTTCGGCGGTGATTGGGCACGTGTCGCGTCGCTTAACGGTTTGTCTAACCCGAACTTGATTTATCCGGGGCAGATTTTGCGTTATTGAGAATCAATATCAATAATCGGCGTGTTGCTTTTTGCGCACGCCGATTTTTGTGCTATAAATATTTATGCCATCAAATAGGTGGTAAAAAGATAGAAACGGATAATAAACATGCGAAAGATTCGTAAGGTAATCGCTGACAGCACCATAAGCTATTATGATCGAGACGGCGTAGCACAGACGTTCCATACTACCGGAAACGTTCGCAACGTTGAAATGGCTGTGAAGGCGCTTATGGACGCCGGTATTGTTAACGTGTTGGTTGACGATATTACGGTTGATAAAATCGTGTACGTCATGGACGTTGATACGTTCATCGAGCACGCCGAGCGTGTTGCGGTTGACGTTACCGGCTCCGACGTTGATAACGACAACGACAACGACAACGACAACGAAGAAATTGAACTCTGAAAGGAATCGAAATGAACGAAGAAAACGAACAGATGAACGACACCACCGCGAACGAAACCGCACAGAACATTGCTGCTAACTATCGTTATATTTGCACGATGGACAACAGCACGTTTGAGGGCAAGCGCGCTATCGTCAACGCACGTAATAGCGCGTTGTCGCTGAACGGACGCGGTGCGGAACCGTTGACGGTTGTTGGTGCCTATATCGCACCGGGCGTGCGTTCTCAGACTGGACAGAAATGCGCGAACGTCTATCTTTTTGGAAAGGACGGCAACACGTATTTCAGTCAGTCACAGGGTATCTACCGCAGTGTGTTGGATATCTACGATATGTTCCCCGATTTCAACGCGCCGGACGGCATCACTGTTGCGGTTAAGCAGACACCGCTGGGCGGCGGCCGTTCCACGAAATCGCTTGAAATCAAGTAGTGTGAAATGAAACAAAAAGTGCCATACGTGTTATGGCACTTTTTTTATAAGGTGGTGAACATGCCTAGAGCGCATAAACAAGCGGATGTATTGACTGCGAAACGCAAGCGCGTACGTCGCGCGATCAACAGTCTGAAAAAAAGCATTACCAAAAACATGCCTGAAAGCGAAGCGAACGCACGGCGCGCTTACATACAACGACTTGAAACGCAGCTGAAACATACGTATGTTGGGCGTGTCCGTAATAGCGGCATGCGGAATGAACTGTATCAGCGTGCGAACGAAACCGCCGATAAGCTCGTGCAACAGGTGAGCGGCGTGCGTGGCGGTAAAGGGCGTGCGAGGGAGCGCGCGCGTTCGTTCAACATTTTTCGCGAGGAAATGCGTATGGCATCCAAGGGAATGCCGAGCGCGTTGGGCGATTTCGGACGGGAAAAAGTCAAGGTGTTTTGGCGATATACACAAAACATATGGCAGAAATCGAACGTTCCGCCGAACAAACGGCTTGAAGCCATCATGAAAGCATACGACGCCGATTCGCTCAGTGAGCTTTTTGATACTATCATGCAACGAAATGAAAAAGCGTTGGAATATGCCAAAAATATGAAAATGCATACAGGCGAATTAGAGGATTATACGGACGTTGACGGCGGAAGCCCGATATGGCTATTAGCGGTTTCACCCGACGTGATACGATGAAAGAACGCAAGGAATTTAAGGTAGCGGCGATATTCGACACCGAAACAACGAATATTGGCGAGGGTGTCGAAACACGCGCATACCCGATATTATATATTTTCAACGATTTGCGTAATACGTCACTGGAATCGTATATTCCCGATACGGACGATGTGCGGTTTTACCGGCATACGTCCGAAGCGTTGGCGTACGTTGCCGATCTTATCGAATATGGGCGCGCGCACGGTTATGTTCCGATTATCGCAGCTTATAACCTCATGTTCGATATGCAGACTCTCATGTTGGAATTGGCGCAGTCGTACGCGATTGAGGTTAACGCGCAGACCGCTACAAGCGTGTACACGCTCGATCTGCTTGTGAACGATACCGTGGTGTGTCGCTTTTGGGACACATTCTATCTTGAAATGGGCGGACTGCGCGCGATGGGCGAGACATGTGGTCTCCCGAAAGCGGTGGGCGACTGGGATTATTCACTTGTGCGCACGCCCGAAACTCCGTTGACCAAGGAAGAATTGTTTTACGCGCGGCGTGACGTACAGGTAATTCCGCAATATCTGCAATGGCTTTTGCGTGCGAATCATTGGCTTACGCCTGATATGCTGGGTTGCCGCGTGCTTACCAAGACGTCGCTTGTGCGGCAGATGGCACGCCGTGAGATCGGCGGACGGCGAGTCACGTTGCAAGGTGGTAAGAAAATCACATTGCAACGCGCTTTCGAGATGACGTGCAATCAGGAATTTTCGAAAGATTACGAATCTTACGCTTTGCGTAAGGCATGTTTCCGTGGCGGTTTGACGTTTACGAGCGCTAAAACCGCTAGTGTTGTCGTGGATAATGTCGCGTCCTTGGACGTTACATCGATGCATCACGCATTCATTAACGGGCGACGGCTGCCGGTGAAATTCGCTCCAGTGCCTACGGATATTCTGCAAATCGTATGCGATCGTATCGTTAACACACCGCTTGACACCGTGTTGACGAATTATGATGACCCGTTTTTGACGGGATTGCATGCTGCGGTGAGATTCGTAAATCTCAGATTGCGCGAAAACACATGTTTCGATGCGTGGGGGATTGCAATATGTCCACGTTCCAAGTTTGTGAAAACGTTGCAAGCGGACACCGATTATAGCAATAACGAGCGCGCGAAAACACAGGAAAACAGCGTTAGGGCGCATGGTTACGTTGACAGCGCCGTTAATCCAACGTACGCTTTCGGTAAATTATATCGGGCGGACGAGTGTGTATTGCATGTCAATGAAATCGAATTGTGGAACGTGGCGCAAGTGTACGAGTTTGACGAAATGTATGTACTGCACGGTGAAGCAACCACTAAGACGATTGTTCCGCCCGATTACGTAACCTTACAATCTAATATGTTGTTCGCACGGAAAACCGACGTGAAAAACCTGATTAAACATTATCATGAAGGCATGGCGTACGTGGGCGAAATACCTGATTCAATCCCCGAGGGTATCGCACGTGACGCTAAGGCGGGTACATTGAGCATGAAATTTCTGCAATCTTATTACGGGTCTACTGTTAAGGGGCAATTTAATGGCATATATGGCACACAGGCACAGGACGTTATGAAAGCGGATTATCGCGTGACGGAAAACGGCGAGCTTGAAGTCGATAAAAACACTGTTTGCACTCCCGAGAATTTTGCGAAAAAACGGCCGAAAACGCCACGTGTTCTCTACACGTACGGAATGCGAATAGTAGCGGGTAGCAGAATGCACCTCTTGATAGCTATGATGCTGATATATCGTCATTTCGGCGCGCGCGTAACGGTCACGGGCGGCGATACTGATAGTCTGAAAATCAGTTGCGATGACGATGTGAGCGATGCGGAATTGCTGGATGCGCTCAAACCGCTGCATAACGCGATCGAAAACGCGATCAATCGCACCATGCGACGCGTCCGAAATACCGCGCCCGACATGGCGTCAACGCTAGATCATATCGGAAAATTCGAGGTTGAGGACTGTGGCGGTGTCACGCGTTATGTCGAACATATGGAATTGTGGAACAAAGCACGCGTTAGTTTGGACAAGAACGGGCGCGTGCATGTCACTTGCGCCGGACTCCCACGGCCGGACGGTGTGTACACCATTGAAGATTTTATAGCCGATCTCATGCATGTGGGGCACGGTTTCGCGGAAACCGTACAAATATCGCTCGGTTATGACGTATTGGTAGATTATGAGATTTGCCACACGTTGCAACGTAACCGCCCGCATGTATGGGACAGGTACGTTGGCACCGTCACCGATTATCAGGGCGCGACATATCATGTTGACGCGCCCGAAGCGATCGCATTGTATCCGTCCGGCAGATGGCTAGGCGAATCGGATAAACAAGCTAACGGCGAGAATCTGACATACATACGAAACACGTATAATAGGAATGCGGAAACAACGCCCCGCGAACTTATTATGCGGGACGGCGAACCTATGATTGTGAGTATTGATGGCGAAATATTATTATGATCGGCTTAGAACACAGATATTGCCGCGCGACGCTGATGTAAATCTTATAATTGGCGCGCGTGGCCTCGGTAAAACGTACGGCGTGCGCCGGTACATGTTAGAGGATTATATTAAAAACAATATCTGTTTTGTTGAAGTCACACGGTACCGAGAGGAAAATAACGACGTGGCGGCAAAATATTTTGACAGGATAATAGAGGATAATATTTTTCCCGACTACGATTTTAGGGTGCATAACAAGGTAGCTGAAATACGTCGTAATGGCGATAAAAATTGGCGGACATGTGGTTATTTCATCCCATTATCATTACAGCAGCAGAAGAAAAAAAGCACATATGTTAATGTACGTAACATTTGCATGGATGAAATTATTATAGACCCCGACGATGTATACCACCATTATTTGCGCAACGAATATGAACAATTAGCCAATCTTGTAGACACCGTAACGCGCGAACGCGCCGACGATAGCAAACTACGTAAACCGCGAATCTTTTTATTAGGTAATGCGTGCGACGCATATAATCCGTATTTTGAACATTATAACGTCCCCTTAGAACCCGAGTTCGGTTTGCAATGGCTTGACGGTAAAACGTGTATTTTCGATTATGTTGAAGATGATAAATACGCTGCGCAGAAAACGAAAAACACAGTCGCGGGGCGCATGATGAAAAATAACGATGACGTCACCGCAAAAAACAAATTCAAGCACTATAACACTGATTTTCTTGAAAAACCGCACAAACACGCTAAACTTACGTATGTCTTCCGTTGGTTGCGGCGCGAGTATGGCGTTTATGTTGATTTACGTTGTGGCTACGTTTTTGTATCCTCAAAATATGATGCGGGCGCGCATGTGCCATATTTTGCGATCACGACGGATGATAATAAACTTAATTACCTTACGGCAAATGTGGCAAAGGACTTGATTAGAAATCTTACGTCATATTATGCATTAGGATACCTACGTTATGACACGGTGGAAACGCAACACGCTGTAATTGCAATGCTTAGAAATTTCGGTGTAAAATAACCACGGCATACGCAAGGTGCCGTAACGAGGGCGATAAAACATTATCATTGATAACCACGGTTGACTCCGCCAATGATATGGCCGTGAGGGAAAAGCGCGCCGTCCATCGTTGTGAATCATGTTGCACGTATGCTATTCTTAAGTCGTGCCGGTTCGGTATTCGTTCATCGGCACGACTTTTTTTCATATATGAAAGGAAAAAATAATGGATGACGAAACCCCTGAGGAAAGGGACACCGCCGAACGCGATGATCTTACGGAAAACGAAGCGCACCGCGTAGGCGAATTTGATGATTTGCGCGACATGCTGCGTGACGTGCTTGACAAGGTGAGCGCGTTAAGCGATCGCACGGACGCAATTAGCGAACGAATCGACGGCATATATGACAATTTCACCGACTCCGTTGCGCAAATGGTCGAAAACGGCGCAACAGTCAAGGAAAACGACGATGACGCTGCGGAAGCGATCGCGCAAGCGGCGGCGGAAGACTTGGAAAATCTCGACTACACGCTTTAATCGATAGGAGAAAATATTATGGCTGTAGACAATGCGACAATTTTGGATAAGGTGCGTACCAAGGGTACAGACGATTATCAGCAGCGTATTCCGAGCGCGACGCAAACCGGTGTAGCGAACACGATGCGCTACTTGTTTGACCCGATGAATCGGCAGTATCTTAACGATTGTGTTTGGAACATGGTCAATCGTATCGGACTTACCGTTATGGCGCAGAACGCGCCGTTTGAAAACCCGTTGTCGATTTTCAAAAAGGAAAACTTGTACTGGGGTTCGACTGTACAGGAAATCGCAGTCAAGTGGATTAAGGCGCACGGGTACAAGGATGATGCGGAAGACCTTTTGAAGATGCACCGTCCTGAAGCGGCGGTGTGGTTCTATGAAATGAACCGTCGTGACCAATACCCGATTTCATGGACTGATGATGAATTGCGACAGGCTTTCGTGGATGATTTCGGCTTGAACCGTTTCGTCGCGCAGATTATGGAAACCCCGCGTAATTCCGACAATTACGACGAAATGAATATCATGCTTGCGCTGATACGCCATTACGAGCAGAATCTTGGCTTCTACAAAGTGCATCTTGACGCGGTGCCAAGCGACCAAACAACCGCCAAGACTTTGCTCAAGGCATTGCGTGCAACCGCTGGACGCATGCAGTTCCCGTCAACGCAGTACAATGCGTTGAATGTAACCGACATTCCGGCGTACGCTAACCCGCAGCAAATGGTGTTGCTGATCGAGCCGGAATATCTCGCTTCGCTCGACGTTGACGCGTTGTCTGCCGTGTTCCAGCTGGACAAGGCCGACGTACCGTATCGTATTATTCAGGTGCCGAGCCTTGGCATCGATGGCGCGGTAGCGTTGCTTGTATCGACTGATTGGTATCAGGTGCGAGACACCATGTACGGCACTACGCAGTTCTACAATCCGCAAACTGTTTCCAACACGTTGTATCTCAACCACTGGGGCATTTATGGCGTGTCGCCGTTCACGCCGTGCGCGCTGTTCACCACCGACGCGGGCACATCCATCAAGGTTGTGACTCAGACGGTAACCGGTTTCACGCTGACTCCGAACACGGGCACCGTCAAGGCGGGTGATCTTATGCAGCTCACGCCCAAGCTCACCGCCAGCGTCGCGCCAACCGGCACCGCCATACAGGTGGCACCGAACGCGGCGACGTACGAGGTTGCGGCGAACCATGCCGCAAGCGGGGATGACGCGCACGGCGCGGCGTTCGACCTCAACGTCAACACGTTCGTCGATGACCAAGCGCGCTTGCATGTCCAGCGTGACGGACTTGCGGCCGGTGACGTCATTACCGTGACGGGCACCGCCACGTATATCAATCCGAACGGCGAGACTACGGAACATTCCGCGACATGCACGTTCACCGTCGCATAATCTGAAATCATTTATGATATAAATGAGTGGTGTTTCACATGAAACACCACTCATTTTTCATATAAGAAAGGGTGTGAAAATGGACTTCCCACATTTGCAAAACGCAACGACGTTCCCCGACACGGACACGCGCGTATACGAGCAATACCGCAACGTTTTCGATTACAATGTTTGGACGCCAAACACGGTAATCAAGTTATGTCGCGTGAATTGGTACGATGACTACCATGACGTCGTGAAATTCCCCGATGACGCCACAAGAAACGAATGGTTTGACAACCTAGACGGCGAAACCGTCAAACTGACCACGAACATGTATATCGCACGCGCCGACACGGACGGCATAAAATTGCCCGTACCTTACATGACGGCGCAACAGTATAATTACATTGTCGTTGACTTTTCACATGACATTATCAATACGCCATATCAAAAAACCGACGTGCAGACACGCTATCATTTTTTCATCACTTCCGTACGCGCGGAAGCACCGAACACGACAACATGCACGCTTATGCGCGACGTATGGACGGACTATATCAACAGCACCACAATCAACGGATTACTGTTGTCACGCGGACACGCGCCATTGACGGAAACGACACCTCAAGAACTGCTGAAAAACCCGCGCGCGAATTGCCGTGATTTCACGCTACCCGACGTCGACTATGGCAACGCCGCATCGAATATAAGAAAAAGCACACCGTTTAATCTGCAAAACGGCACAAGATACATCTGTTTGGCCGCAACGTTTTCACCTGAACAATTGCAAGCCATGCGCGACACGCGCGGTACGAACATTACGGACAGCGACCCGACATACAGTAATGCCGATGGCACGGTAATGAATTTCACGTGGGGTGCCGGAAACATTTCCACGGCAAACGTCACCGGCGCGGGCACATCGTATAATTCCGTTGACAATCTCACTGCAAGCAACGTAAGCATGTATGCGCTCGAAACGTCCAAAATATCAGGCGATTATTTCGACACGCTGTTCGCGTATTATCCACATATCATGTCACAGATCACAGCGGTGTTCGTAGCCACCGCAAACATGATGCGGTTTAACAGCAGCGTAAATGTGAATGGCGTCGAATGGCATACGGTTAGCGGTACTCGTACGAAAATATCCGATATTAATTTGACAATCAACGATTTTGGTTACGCCAATGAATACGCCAAAATAACACGACTGTATCTTGCACCCTACGCGCACCTCGAAATATCCGACAATCTCGGCAATAAAAGCCGTGTGGAAATAGCCGACTGCGGGCGACTCTCAGTGCAGGCTATCACATCCCTCAGCTATCCGATATTGCGACAAATCGCATGGCTTGACGGAATAGGAAGCGACGGTGACACGTCAATTAGCATTAGCGCCATTAACGGGGCTAACATTACCGCCGACGTGCCGAACACGGACGTACTCAAAACACTCATATCGCACGACATACCAACATACGCGTTGCAGCGTCGTGCGATCGACGCGCACCGCGCCGACGCATACAACCGCGAAATCGCGCAAGCACGCGAAAACGCCGTACTCGCGTACGAAAACGGCGCACGTACGGCCAACGTTAGCCGTGACAACACCGCGCGCACAGGACAAACAAGCGTTGCGAACACCGCAACCGCCAACGGATTGCGCAACACGACAACAGCTAATGCAAATCAAGCAGCGACGGACATAACAGCGCGCGGAAATACCAAACTAGATAGCGAACAGAAATATCAAAACGCAAAGATAAACGCCGATCTATCGGAAGACTTGGCAGTCGCAACCGCGTCATATGTCACCGGCCAGGAACAAGCCGCAATGACCAACGTCACTTCAACTCTTGGTAGTCTCGCCACAAGCGCAATATCGGTTGGCGCGGGTTTAGCGGCAAGCGCGGCTACAGGCGGTGCCGCGCTTCCGGCTGTGATCGGCGCGGCAGCGGGGCTTAGTTCCGGTGTGATAGGTGTTGGCACGTCAAGCTATAACGCGGCGATTGCGTTGACCAATAACCAACTTGTGTACACCGCGTCAAGCGACGCCGCGTCCAAAAAAGCAGCCAACGCGTTGGAATGCAACGCGGGACTTATTGCGCAAGCAAAAAACTACGCCACGGATAGCACGAAACGTTCCAATCAGCTCAACACCGATAACACTAACGCGTCTAACACAGCCAATACGACAATAACAAGCGCAAGCGTCGCCACGGCGAACACGAATGCCACCGCATCACGTAATCAGAGTGTGGATAATGCCAAACGTGTCATGGTAAACACGCGTTCCAATGTTAACGCTGCATGGCGCGACTTGCTCAACCACAGCGCGCAGCCCGTTGGCGCGTATGGCGGTGACAACTTCGGACAGGCTACGGGGCTTGACACACTGACCGTTAAAATCGTCACCGAAGACAACGGCGCGATAGCGGCGGCGGGCGATTACATGCTACGCTATGGTATCGCAAGCAACAAACTCTACAATAAGCCATCGTTGACACCTTGCAAGCATTTCACGTATTGGCAGACCGCTGATATATGGACGGTGTGCCCGCTTGCGCAAAACGAGCAATTGCAGACGATCAGGGATATTTTTAATTCCGGTGTTACAATATGGAACAGACCCGAGGAAGTCGGCGGCGACTTCACGCACGACAATCTATAAAGGTAGGAAAGTATGGGACGTAAACGCACACACAAAAGACCATTGACACGTGCGGAAATGGGCGAACGCGGCGCACCGACGTGGCAGCAATCGCAAGCGCTCAATTCACAAGCGTATTCGATGGCGTATTCTCAAATGCTGAATATTGCGCTGTCAAGGTTTAAGTGGTTGAATCTGCCGAAAACATGCGACGCATGGTTTCTCGAATACAATCTATTGTATTTCGGTTACGCCACGATCGCGTTTCCGCGTAGCAAACCGGGCGTGTTTTTCAGCACGCAAGCGGTGACTACCTCGAATTTCAACGTCTATTACAAGCCGAGGGAATGGGATAGTTACGGTATTAACGGGTGGCGTTTTCCGGTTAACAATTCCAATGGTGTTTTCATCTACGCTAACCGCGCACGTACGCCACTCATTCCGACTATAGAATTTTTCGCGCACGAAATCGAAGATTTGTACATGACGCGAAGACAGAACCGTTTCAACCAAAAAACACCGTTCATTCTTGAGGTTCCAGCCGGGCAACAGACGGCGGGCATTAACGTTATCAAGCAAATCTCAGGCGGTGAAATGGCTATCATGGCGACACCCGGCTTCACTGATTCCATGAAAGCGAACGTGCTGAAAACCAATGTCGAATATATCGGCATGGAATTGCAGAACGATATACAGAACACTTGGAACGCGTTCTACCAATCGCTCGGCATTAAAAACCTACCGCTGAAAATGGAACGGCAGACCGCCGACGAAATCAACGACTATGGCGAACCGACTGATCTGCGCGCGCTCAGCGAATTGGAGGAACGGCGTGCCGCGTGCGACATTCTCAACACAAGGTTTAGAAAATACCTCAAGGAACCGATACAGGTTGTATGGAATGAAGACAATGTTTCCCGCAACTACGCTTACTTGACGGACGTTGAAAGATTGAACGACGATGACAATGCATAATGACATAAACCATTATCAGCCGTGTGAATCGTACGACGATTTTCATAGCGTGATGACGTACACGTTTGGCGAACTGCTTGACGCGCCCGGTGGTGTTGACTGGAATAATGCCGCATGGTCATGGCGGGACATTGCCTATGATGACACGCAATACACGCGCTGCTGCAAGAAAATCGAGAACCGTTTTTTTGATCGGGAGTTAGGCGTTATGCCACCGTCAAGATGGCGACGGCACTTTTTACGTCTTATTCAAGAAATCATGCCGACGTTGCGCCCGCTCTATGCGCTTGTAAGCAATAATCCCGATATAATTCTCAGCGATAGCGACATATGGCACAAAATGCGAACCGTCTACAGTGATTTCCCCGCAACGCAGCTAGCCGAAAACCAAGACTACGCAAGCAACGCGACGGATAACCAATACGAGACGATTGCCAACGGTGATTTTATGGACAAAGTCAATCGCATACGCAACGGCGAATACGTCGATATTGACGTACTGTTGCTTGAACACCTTGAAACATGTTTTAGCCCATTATGGACGATCAACATAAACAATTATTGAAAGGATAATGCACATGTTTCCACTACTCCCGTTTTTCTCGGTATGGCCGTACACACCCGCCATACCCGCGTTCTATTGGAACGCTAAAAGTCAAGAAGAAATCATAAAGCACATTGCATGCGAAATCGATCACATAACGGCGTATCTTGACGAAATCGTGACCGACATAAACAAAACATTGAACGACTATGATACAAGAATAAAAAACATTGAAGCGCACATAAACGACTACGCCGTTGCCATAGCGCAACTGCAAGAACAAATCGAACATATAGGAGACACACAGCTAGTATGGAACGTCACAAAGGGTGAATATACGGATAGTAAAACCGCGCTTCGTGATTTGTACCGCGAACTAGCGGTGTACGGCGCACGAGTCACGCAAATAGCCGATATCAACACCGACAAACTAGCCGAACACCGCACCGACGAAACGTCCGCAATCGGCAACCTTACCATATTCGACGATACCACGCCACGTATCACTAATCCAACCACCGGTGAACAATATCCACCGTTAGCATGAAAGGATAAAAATCATGGTTAACACCACGAATTACGCACTGGAAAAATACGAGTCGGGAAATTCCGCAAATCTACTTGACCAATACAACGCGTCAATGGATAAAATTGACGCGGCAATAAAAAGCGTCAGCGATAAAGCAGACCTAGCGCTGAACAATAACGTACTACCGGACGGTTTAGCCGCATTCATAAAAGCGTTAGGGCTGACCGAAACTAATGCGCAAAAACTTGGCACCACTCTCAACCACATCTTAAACAGAACCGGCACGGAAATATTCACCGTCACAGACCTCGGCAATCTCAAAAAGACCGCAGAGGGCTATCCAATTCCCCCAACAGAATAAAGGCGTACAAACATGGCTACAGAAACACCGTTTTATCATCTGCCACTCTACGAAACCGGCGACTTAGCCGACCTACGCGACGGATATAACGCTGCAATGCGTACACTAGACCGCATAATACATCAACTAAAAGTGCAAGAAGAAATAAATCATCCAACAAACCTCAGAAAGGACAACTAACATGACCGACTACACAACCAATTTCAATCTCGAAAAATATCAAGCCGGTGACGCGGCCAACCTTAATGACCAATATAATGCGTCAATGGATATTATCGACGATAATCTATACAAAAGCACCACTAACGCAAATATTGCGGGCGGTAAAGCCACGCAAGCATTAGAAACAGCGCAAAACAACAACAAAAATCTAGCGGCGTTAGGCGTAACCGACACCGCAACCGCGGCCGCGCTTAAAAACAAAATAAACAACACTAACACAACCGCAAACAATGCGTTAAACTTAGCGCAAACCAATAAAACAGCCGTTACCGCGATAAATACAGACCTAACCGCGATAAATACAGACCTAACCGCAATAAATGCAAACCTAACCGCGCTGCACGCGAACAGCGTTAGCGACGCAACCGACTTATACAATACCGTACAAAAAATAGATGGCATATATTCAAACATAGAATTAAAACGAAAAACATACACAAATATCGCAATCATAGGCGACTCGATCAGCTACGGAACCGGCGCGTCAAGCCTAACAAACTCATGGGCAAACCAATTCAAATCATACATAGGCGCGAACACCGTACAAAACATGTCACAAAACAACGCGGGCTATGTAAATGAACCAACGTTTTTATCACAATTGCAAGCAGTAAAAAACAAAACAGAAATAACACACATAATAATCGCGGGCGGTGCAAACGACAAACTACAAACAACAACCGCCATTACAAACGCAGTCAAAAACACACTACAATACGCACTAACCAACTTCCCAAACGCAGAAATATATGTCGCTCCCGTCGTTCTAGGCGTACAAGGAATGTTCAGATACCACACAAACATACCGCAGACACTAAACGCAATAGAAGAAGGAATAGCGCAAACACCAAACATACACGAAATACAATACGCATGGGAATGGCTCAACGGACGCGAAGACTGGGCATCCACTAGCAGCGGGTCAATGGACCCAATACACCCAAACGACAACGGACAAAAACAACTCTTACGACTATTCGCAGAATCACTATTTACTCGCAACGGCATACACAACAACTGGAAAACCAACGTATCAGGCACAGATAATCACGGGCAAATAGTAAACAGCGAATCAGTATGCAACAACGGAATATACACATTCAATTGCCAAGCCAAAGTAGTAAACAACCACACAGCATACGCCGGAATAATCGCCACATGCTACGGTTTATCAACGGTAAACAACTATAATGTAAGCTCAAACTACTTTAGCGGTACACTATACGCTTCAACCAACAGCGCGCATAAAGGAATCATCGCATGCACAACCGCAATACCAAACAACACAGAGATATACTGCGCAGCAACACACAGCATTAGCGCATAAAAACACAATAAATTAATATAATAGCCGGTTGACAATAATGTCAACCGGCTTATTTTTATATCAATCACCATTATCAACCGAAATAACATATTTACGACAAAGGCGACCTTTCTTACTCAAACACCGCTCAGTTTCAACGTAATCATAATCGTTGCTTAACGATAATTCAATAACCGTTGCAAGTGCAGACTCAAACGTAATAACGGTATCATCAAAATAACCATTATCACGAACAGTAGTCGTATACACATCTTCGATACACACTTTATACCAAATATCCTCTTCAAGTTCGATAACATAAGCATTAAAATTAATCATTTTATTTTTCCTTTCATCGAAACCGAT